ATTATTACGTGATGAGATAGGAGGAGCAGCAACTAATCTTGTTCCTTCAGAAAAACCTCAAGATATATACGCAATAGTTGCAGAGAAAACTAAAGAAGTTCTTGAACAAGAAATTAGTAATGAAAAATTTTTAAATAAATATCATATGACTAGAAAAGAAATAGCTCAAGAATGGTTACGTATTGGTATTAATCGTAAGCTCACAAAAAGAAGTGTGATGGTTGTTCCATACTCAGGTACTTTGTATGCGTGTAGAAAATACATTGATGAATACTTACGTGATGAAGTTAATGAACATTACTTCGGTGATAAAACTTTAGCACCTACACAATACCTGGCACGAATAGTTTGGGAAGCTATTAATAATACAGTTGTAAAAGCTAGAGAAGCTATGGCATGGTTACAAGAAGTTAGTAAGTTAGCTAGTGAAGAAGACTTACCTTTAACTTGGAGTACGCCTTCTGGTTTTATTGTATTACAACAATACAGAGAAATAAGTAGCAGACGTATTGAAACTAAACTTGGTGAGAGTATTGTAAAATTAAAAGTTGCTGATGAAACAAATCAGTTATCACGTAGAAGGCAACGGTCAGGTTGCTCTCCAAATTTTATTCATTCACTTGATAGTGCTGCTATGGCACTTGTTACATGCAAGATGAAAAAACAAGGAGTACATCACTTTGCAATGGTACATGATAGTTACGGAGTACATGCAACAAATGTTGAAAGATTATCGAAAGGTCTACGTCAGGTATTTGTAGAAATGTTTGAAGATGATTTATTAGAAAAATTTCGTAAAGAAATATCCGACTTGTTATCGCCCAGGAATCAGTCAAAAATACCTCCTTTACCAGTAAGAGGTAAGTTGCGTTTAGAGAAGGTACTTGATTCAGATTACTTCTTTGCTTAGATACACCTTGTCCATGTACTACAATATTGGACACCTTAAAGATTAAGTGGTTACAGTCTCAATATAGGAGTCAAAATGACAAACACAAATATTGTGACACCTCGAGGAAAATTAGTTTATCCTCATTTAAATAAAGCTGATACTAAGTTCGATAAGGACGGAGTATGGCGAGCTAATCTTCGTATACCTAAAGAGGAAGCGAAGGAACTTGTAGATGATATTGATAGTCAAATACAAACAAACGCAACTGAAGAAACTAATAAAAGAAATAAAAAAGTTAAAGTTGCAAACCCACCTTACTCAGATGATGGCGAAGGTAACTATGTTTTTAATTTTAAATTAAAAGCATCAGGTATCAGACCTAATGGTGAAAGGTGGTCACAGAAACCAATACTGTATGACTCAAAAGGTAATCTCTTTAATGCAAATGATATTATCTGGGGTGGAACTGAAGCGAAAGTAGCATTCCAACCATCATCGTATTATGTGCCAAGCATTGGTGCTGGAGTTTCACTACGATTGAAAGCGGTGCAAATCTTAAATCTAGTTTCTAGTAATCAAGATGCTTCTTCTTATGGATTTAAACAAGAAGAAGGTTTTGTAGCTGAAGCAGAGGTAGAGGTTAGTGAAGACGTTGCGTCTAAAGAGGCGACCAACAACACAGCCGACTTCTAAGTTTCGTTCGGGACTAGAGGAAAGAGTAGCAAAGCAGCTGGAAGATTTGAAAGTGAAGTACGAATACGAAACTGAAACAATCCAATACACGAAGCCAGAGGAGAAGGGACGATACACGCCTGATTTTATTTTACCTAACGGTATATACATTGAAACAAAAGGCGCTTTCGTTACCTCCGACAGAAAAAAACACAAGCTTATCAAAAAACAATTTGGAGATAAGTTTGATATTAGATTTGTTTTTTCTAATCCTAACGCACGCATCGGTAAGAAAAGTAAAACTACTTATGGTGACTGGTGCGAGCGTTACGGCTTCAAGTATGCTGCTAAAGACATACCGCAATCATGGATAGATGAGAAAAAAACATGAGAAAGAAAACTGATTATATATTTATACATTGTTCAGCGACTAAACCTTCAATGGATACAGACGCTAAAGAAATAGATAGATGGCACAGAGCCAGAGGCTTTCTAAAAATTGGTTATCACTTTGTAATAAAACGTGATGGCACAAAAGAAATTGGTAGAGAGTTAATGGAGGCTGGCGCTCACGTCAAATCATACAACCACAAAAGTATAGGTATATGCTTGATAGGTGGAGTTGCAGAGATAGATGTAAACCAACCTGAAGATAATTTTACAGAGCAGCAATGGCTGACTTTAGAAAATTTAATTAATGACCTACGGAAAGAATTTCCTGATGCAAAAATCAAAGGTCACAATGAAGTATCTAAGAAAGCTTGTCCATCATTTGATGTACAGAAATGGTTATACAAAGTTGGGATAAATAAAGCTGTACCAATAACAACGCCTGAAGAAAAACAAGAAATTTTAGAAGGCAGAGAAAAACTTATGGGTAAACAAGGTGACTTATTCGGCAACCACCAAGAATGAGTTTATCAGACACGAGCCTTGCCCAGTGTGTCGTAGCAATGGCTACGATGCATCGGGCAATAACCTTGCAAGGTATTCAGATGGTAGCGCTTACTGCTTTAGATGTCAGACGACAGAAAGAGCAGATGCAAAAGTGATTACAACAACTGAAAATAAAAAACAAAAAAAGTTTATTCTTGGTGAATACATAGATTTACATAAAAGAAAAATTAATGAAGCAACTTGTAGAAAGTTTAGTTACCAGGCTGGTAAAGATAAAAACACAGATGTACAAATTGCAAACTATTATGACAAAGAATTTAATTTAGTAGCACAGCACTTACGCTACCCTGATAAAGATTTTAAATGGATTGGTGATACAAAAAATATTTTATTGTTTGGTCAGCAACTATGGCGTGATGGCGGCAAGATGCTTATACTTACTGAAGGTGAAGTAGATGCTTTGTCTGTATCACAATATGTTTTCCAAAATAAATATCCAGTAGTTAGTATTCCAAGTGGAGTACAGTCAGCACACAAATACATAAAAAATAATATTGAATGGGTAGAAAAATTTGAAAGCGTTATCTTTTGTTTTGATAATGATAGTGAAGGAAACAAAGCAGCTTTAAAATGTGCAGAGATAATATCACCAGGTAAAGCAAAGATTGCTAGACTACCACTTAAAGATGCAAACGATATGGTCAAAGCTGGTAGAGCAAAAGAACTTGTTGATTGTATCTGGGGTGCAAAAGCATATCAACCAGATGGCATTGTTAATGGTAGTGATACATGGTCATTAGTAATTGCTGATGATGTAAAATCTACTGCTACATATCCATATCAAGGATTAAATAATAAATTAAAAGGATTACGATTAAATGAGATAGTAACAATTACAGCTGGTAGTGGAACTGGTAAGTCTCAACTATGTAGAGAAATTGCACATCACATAATTAATCAAGATGAGAAACTAGGTTTTATTGCATTAGAGGAAAGTGTTCAGCGAAGTATGCGAGGTTTACTTTCTATCTCTTTAAATAAACCAATACATTTACAAGAAGTAAGAAAACAAATTGATGAACATGTAATAAAAAAAGCTTTTGATGATTTACACAAAAAAGTTTTTTTCTATGACCATTGGGGAAGTACTGAAAGTCAAAACCTAATGAGTAAAATACGTTATTTAGTTTTGAGCTGTGGTTGCAAGTGGATTGTACTTGACCATATCTCAATAGTCATTTCTGGTTTAGAGAATGGCGATGAAAGAAGATTGATTGATAACACAATGACTTCACTAAGAAGCTTAGTAGAAGAATTGAAGTTTGGATTGATTATTGTTTCACATTTAAAAAGACCAGTAAATGTAAACAGAGGACATGAGGAAGGTCTAAATACTTCTATGTCTCAGCTTAGAGGCTCAGCTGGAATAGGGCAGTTATCAGATATTGTAATTGGTTGCGAACGTAACCAGCAATCTAGTGACCACCCTAATTTAATGACGCTTCGAGTTTTAAAAAATAGATACACAGGTGAAACTGGCGTGAGCACGTATCTAAATTTTAATACTGAAACTTTTAGATTAAGCGAAACAGATTTTAACTTTGATGAAACAACGAGAAATACAGAAACTAGAAGACAAACTGATTTTTGATTTTATATCAGACTTCTTACACTCCGACCCTGACTATGAGTTACTTACAAAGGCGGAGCAAGAGAAGACTTTTGCTATATATAAAACATTAATCACAGCTGTATATCGCTCACAGTTTCACGATAATGTTTATCCTATTGTTTATGCAAAGGATAATAGAACTAAAAAATTATTAGTAGAGGCAATGGTTAGCATCGCACATATCGTACCTGAAGTTACAAAAGTCACAATAGCATTAGTAAATTAGGTGGTGGAAATGAGAATTTTACATGAGATATGTTTTCGATGTAGAGACAAACGGACTACTAAACTCGTTATCAAAGATACATTGTTTAGTATTAATAAATATAGACACAGAAAAACTATTAAGCTTTAGACCTAACGAGGTTGAAGTAGGCTTACAACTATTAAGTGACGCAAAATTTATTTGCGGACACAATATAATTAACTTTGATTTACCAGCTATTAAAAAGCTGTATCCAAAGTGGACAACTAAAGCTAAAATTTTAGATACGATAGTTTGTTCAAGACTTATTTGGTCAGACATAAAGAACAGCGATTTTCAAAACTATCAACGCTATGGCTTTGATACAAAGATGATAGGCTCGCATTCATTAAAAGCCTGGGGTCTAAGATTAAATTTACGTAAAGATAATTTTGGTGACACTACTAACTGGTCTCAATGGTCAGAAGATATGCAAAAATATTGTGAGCGTGATGTAGAATTAAATTATAAATTTTACAGAGTAATACAATCTAAAAATTATTCAGAGCAAGCATTGCAACTAGAGCATGATTTTGCAAAAGTAATAGACATGCAACAATCTCACGGTTTTACATTTAATCGTGATGAAGCAAATGAACTTTTAAAAACTTTAATCAAAAGAAGAATAGAACTTGAAGCTGATTTACAAATATCATTTCCAGCTTGGACAAAAGATTTAGAAGACTTCATACCAGCTAGAGATAATAGAACTCGTGGATATAAAAAAGGAATACCAGTAAAAAGAAATGAAACTGTTATTTTTAATCCTAATAGTCGTTATCATATTGCAGATAGACTAAGAGAAAAGTACGACTGGAAACCAAAAGTATTTACTCCTGATGGTAAACCGCAAGTTGATGAAGTTG